ATTATTCTTGAAAGTATTGTAAAAACCCTTGAGACAATTACCGTACAGGAAACGGCGGAAGTCGAGGCTTTGAAAAGCACCGTTAAATCGTTACGGGAAGAAATCAAGGGTCAGGCCGCCGCCCCAAAAGAAATGTCAAGGCGTGAACTGCTTTACAGTCTGGGCAAGGGGATTGCGGCGGCGTGGTCGGGAAACCATAAAGAGCTGGCCGGTTTGTCGTTCAGCCCCAACCTTAAAGCTGACAACTGGACTAACCCGAAAGAAGTGGCGTGGGGGGAAAACGGCTGGACTGTCGCAAAGGCCGCACTCGGCGACCCGATGGGGAACATGGCGACTAACGAGCAGTACCTTGTTAACCCGATTTACGAAACGGAAATTATGCAGGACGCCGCTAAAAAATCCGTGATGATGAACCTTGTCCGGCACAGGCCGATGACGGGGCCTTCAATCTTTCTGCCCACGAGGGACAGGGGCGGCGTGGAACTGCACTGGCTGACCGCCTACGGGCAGAAAATTCAGGGGAGCAAGCCCAAAGGCGCGGAACGTGTGGAACTTAAAGCGTACACGCTGGCCGGTTACATCCCCTGGTTTGACGAATTTGAACAGGATGTTTTTGTCGATTTGGGGCAGATGTTCATTGACGAATTTATAGAAGTTTACGGTCAGGAATTTGACCGCCAATGTTTGTTGGCGGACAATGACCCTTTCACGGGGGCTATGGCTTGCGCGGACATTACCGAAGCGGAAATAGCCGGCGCAACCGCCAATGATTTGACGTGGAAAGATTTCAGGGATTCAGTTTATAAAATTCCCGCAGAGGAACGGAAAGACTGCTGCTGGTTTCTAAACGAAACGGTGCTGAACCATATCGCCAACATCGAGGACACTACAGGCCGCCCGATTTGGCGGCGGCCTACGGAGGCGATGCCGGGGCGGCTGGACTTGTACCCCTACCATGAAGTTTCGATACTGCCGCAGATTGCGGATATCAAACCTGGAGAACCTTTTGCAATTTTTATGAACCCGAAAAGAATTCAGCACGGCAACAGGAAAGGCATCGAGATAAAGAAGTTTGACGGCACAACGGAGAGCATGGAATACGGGGAACTGTTTTTACGTTTCCGCAAACGTGACGGCTTCCTTGTCACAAGGCCGAAAAACAATATTCTCGTTTTGAAAACCAAATCGGAATAAAAATGACATTGGGGAGTTTGTTTGACGGTATCGGGGGTTTCCCCCTTGCGGCTGTCAGGGCGGGTATAAAGCCGGTGTGGGCGAGCGAAATTGAAAAAGCCCCGATCAGCATCACGAAACGGCATTTTCCCGAAATGGCGCACTTGGGGGACATTACCAAAATAAACGGCGGGGACATTGAGCCGGTTGACGTTATCACTTTTGGCAGCCCCTGTCAGGATTTGAGTATTGCGGGTCTCCGTGCGGGGCTGGAAGGCAAACGGTCGGGGCTTTTTACGGAAGCGTTACGTGTAATTAAGGAAATGAAAGATGCCACAAACGGAAAATATCCAGCAAGAATTGTTTGGGAAAACGTACCCGGAGCGTTTAGCGCAAACAAGGGAAAGGACTTTCAAAAGGTCATCGGGGAGATTGCGAAAACCGCCGGGCAGGGAATTTCAATTCCTCGACCTCCGAAAAAATCCGGGTGGCTGGCTGCTGGCGGCGTCGTGGGAGATTGCTGGTCGGTGGCCTGGCGGGTGCTGGACGCCCGATACTGGGGAGTGCCGCAACGCCGCCGCCGAATCTTCCTTGTCGCAGATTTTGGAAGCCAACGTGCCGGCGAAATACTTTTTAAGCCGGAAAACCGCGCAGGTAATTTTGAAACTGGCGGGGAGAAGGGGGATAGAGCTTCCCGAAGTTCTAAAGACGGCTTTAAGCCGGCAGGCGCAAACCGAAGGTTTGACAATGGGTGGCGGGGTGTAACAGGAAGCCTTGAATATCAAGAGGAATGTTCACCTTGTATCAATACGAATATGCCGCCTAATGTTGTTGAACGGTATTATATAGATTTCGGCCACCGCAGCAGCAGAATTCAAATGTCGCCTGAAACCGCTGTAACGCTGATGGGCGAAGGCGGCGGGGTTGGGGCGAAAACGGGTTTGTACTGTTTACCCGCCGCATATTGCCTTGTCGGGAACACGATAGACAGAGCTGAAAAATCAGACGGTAACGTTCCGGGCTTTAGCGAAGAAACCGGTTACACGCTAAACACAACGGACCGTCAAGCCGTCGCTGTTCCTTTTATTTTCAACGGGTTCGGCAAATACGTTCAAGGTGATGTCGGGAAAACACTGTTAACGAGGGACGATATAACAACTGCGGATTTAATCGTTTCTAAATATGCCGTGCGGAGGTTAACGCCTTTGGAATGTGAACGGCTGCAGGGTTATCCTGACGGCTGGACGGAATTCGGCCATAACGGTGTAAGGATTTCGGATAACCAGCGGTACAAGGCTTTGGGAAACAGTGTGGCGATACCTTGTGTTGAATTTGTTATGAGGGGAATTAACAATGAGCAAAGGCAAGAGAGCGAAGGGCATGGGACAAGGCAAAAGGGCAAAGAGAAATGAGCAATGAACAGTGAACAATGAGCAAAGGCAAGAGAGCGAAGGACATGGGACAAAGCTAAGGGCAGTTAGAAATGAAAAATGAGAAATTAACAATGGCGGCGGTTTGTTATCACTGCGTGGCGGCAACAGGGCTATGATTTGCGACATTGCTCATTTTTAGAGCCTTTCATTTTTTGTTCTTTGAAAACGGTTAGGGGCAGGGTTCGGGAATCTCTAAAAACACGCCCGGGTTTTAGAGATTCCCGCCAATTAATTTACCATCAGCGGGGTTGCCTCCGTCCGGCTTTCCGGGCGGCGGTTTGTTTACAAATAAATGCTGATTATGTTTTCTATGACCCGCAGATTTTCGGGGTATTCCGGCATTTCCAGATCTTCAATTTCCATCTGTTCCCGGAAAATCCGCGCGTCATCGCCTTGCAAATAAATATGGGTTTTATGTTCTTTATCGTGTAACAGGTAATGCCCTGTTTCCGTTTCGTAACAGTAACCGTATTTTACACCTGAAAAAACCGGTAACATCATGGCTGGCTCTCCTTAAACGGTAATAACCCCCGCACAAGCGGGGGGAGTTAAGTTACGCTGACAATTCCGCATGACAGGCGGGGTTTTTCTCAAAATACCTGTACCAGCTGGATAATTCTACGGGTAAAAATCTTTTTCGGCGCACAGTTTCAAGTCGTGTGCGAAATAGTTTTGAAGCGTCAGCCTGATTTCGGTTATCAGGCGTATGTCCCATTTTAATTCCGTTGCTGACGGGTTAAGGGTTTTAATCAGGTCAAAAATTGCGTTGTCCACCAGATCCCATTGTGCGATTTTTTGTTTTTCAGTTTTCATGGTTCAAGCTCCAAAAGTTTTAATAACCCCCGCACAGGCGGGGGGAGTTAAGTTACGCTGACAATTCCGCATGACAGGCGGGGTTTTCCTCCAAATACCTGTACCAAGTATTTGAAATTTCCTCTAACGCATACCATGCGAACACATTGTAAAAAGTGGTAAATTCTTCATTGCAAAATTTACCCCATAACGCCTTGCCCACTTCCGATGTTGCGGGTTTTTCCGAATTACGGAAAATACCGAAATTTTGAACCATTGAAATTATATCTGCGCCAAATTCTGCGGCGGTTTGTTCCATGTGGGATACAATGTCATAACGGTGTTTCCTGAAAAATTTTGACGTATCGCTGTAATAGATAAAACCGGGTATTCCGATATTTGCGCCATGACAGGCGCAGTTTTCCAGTTCCGCAGACAAATCCAAAAAATCGTTTTTTGTTGCATTTTGCGGGTGATAACCAAGCGAATAAATTACGCTGTTGATTGTTTTTCCTGAAAAGCCGGAATATTGCGTTAAATAGCGGCATAAACCCCTTATTGATGATACGCCCATATTAAACCCCCAATAAAACTGTTTCTATTGATATATTTTCAAAATAGAAACCGCAGACCTTGCACCTTGTTTTGTCCTGACACTTGGAGCAAATTTCCGAACCGTCCACAACAGCCGGAAGTAACCCGATGATTTTATCTACCGCTTTTGGCATGGAAACGCCCAAAGCCCAAGCGAGGCGGCGAACCGTTACGGTTGCCAATTCTGAAAACTGCGGCGTATAAAACCGCTTGTGGTTAGTGTTGCACATAATACAATCCCCTAGACTTGTAATAGCCCCCGCTAACTAAGAGCGGGAAACGTGAAGGGAGGCAACAGAC